GTAGAAGGGCGATCTTCCTTCTTACGGGTTACGACCTCTTTTAGTTTCGTAATTACCTTTTTGACCAGCGGCTTGACGATACGCAGCAGAAAAGGCGTACTCAATGCAGCAGTAGTGGCAAGTACGGCAATGCTTGCAGTTTGCGCTGCTTCATAAGGCGATGGAACAGCTTTGATCAACTGCTCTGTTACTGGCACGTTTCGATAGACCTCTTTGCAAACGCCATCTACTAATTCGTAGGACTCAAGAATCTTGCGACCATCAGGTGACAATGTGCCGATCTCTGCAGCGTCTACAGCAGGGCAATCGATTTCTGGCTTTTTATCCTCTGGCGGTGGGTTTGGCTTCTGTGGTTTGGTTTCTGCTGGTGGTTCTTCTTGCTCTTGATTCTGAACAGGCGCTGCTTCGATGATTCTTAGATCCCGTGGATTCCAATCCATCGGGTTATAACTTGGCATTTCGCCCTCAGGGCAAGTCGTTCCAACACCATTCGGATCATCACGCAGCAGTGACGGGTTGAGTTGTGCATCTCTGTGGACGTTGGCACAACCAGGCACCTGATAAATCGGAGCAGGTGGTAACTCTGCTGTTATCGGTGGAGCGTAAACATACGGCTCTGGAATTATTCGCGGTTCAATGCTTCGGATCTGTATATCCGGGATGTCAGGCATCTAGTCAGAACGGTGACTTAGGAAGCTTGATTGCCGGACCTGTTGATGTCGGCAATTGAGGTAGTGCTTTTTCTATATTGGCTGGCACTATTTCCAGCACCAACTGAGTTAGCTCTAGCTTTAGCTCGCTCATGTAAAGCTTGGTCAGCGATGGGATGCGCGTGTAAAGCACCAACGACCCAACAATCAACGTTCCACTCATCAAGAACCCAAGGGCTCCGGCCAAATTGAAGTAGCGTTGCACAATAAAGCTCCAAAGAAAAAACCTCTTCCCTGGTGTGAGGACAGGAAAGAGGCAGTGTGTCTCCCTTTCAGAGACTAGCTCAGAAGCTGTACTTAGCTCCCACTTTCAGGCCATAGCCTGCATCAACGTCTTCATACTTAGCGAACGAAATTTCGCCGTACATGTCAACGTTGTCTGAAACAGCACCTGACAAACCGGTTTTGCCGGAGAATCCAGTCTCAGCATCAGCGCCATCAACCATCAAAATCGATGGTCCGATCTGCGCAAAGAACGCACCAGACTCATATCCCACTCCGAGATCTAGAACTCCAGCGGTGAAGTCAGAACCAGACCAGCCAGCGTTGTACTCAGGATTCAAAAAGAACCCCTCTGCATTGACTTGGGCAGGAGATGCCAGCGCAGCAGCGCCAACGACGGCAGAACTCACAATTAATGCTTTGATCATTTTGGGAAGAGAAAACGTTTTCCGTAGGTAGATTAACCGCCCTAGTCAATGGACGGTTTTGGATGTGATCTACAGGATCAATCTTCGTCACTACCAGGAAGCCATAGATGATGCTTCTTAAAAAGCCCCGTATATAGACCGCGCTGGGGGTGATCAGGCTTGTCGCGGCCTTCGTGCAAATAGAGCATCTCAAGCCATGTGACTCTATTGGCGTTTGCCTCGATGTCCTCTGCGCCCGGTTTGCCGCAGATCATTGGATCAGGTTTTTGCATCAGGCGGTCCAGGGTGTACCAGCACCTGTTGTTGGAGTGCGCTTTTCTGTTAGCTGATTATCCAAAGCAGTTTGGATTTCAGCAACCTTGTCATCACCACCAATCGCAGCCTTTACCCAAGCAATGCAGTTCGCTTCGGTCACGCTGTCATACGCAATCATCGTTTCAGCTTCAGGTGCTTCAAGACCGATTGAGCCATACGCACCAGCGGAATAAACGCCGTCATCTGTCACTGCTGTGACGGTGTAGTGGAGCGTATTGATCACGCCATCAGCCAAAGTGCGATCGCACTGGCCAACTTTCCAGGTGTAGGTGTTTGCCATGAAAAAGGAGCAATAGGGTCAGTGTAACTTGAGCGCCCCACGTTGCCATGGGGCGGTTGCCAATCAACAAGCCATCAATACGCAAGGCACGCAATAGCTGTTGTCTGAGTAAGTAGTAGAGACCGTGGTGCTAGTAACTTTGGCAATCGTCTTGGAACGAACGATGTCATCGTCTTGAGGTTTAGCCGTTCCATCACCAGCAGACATCAATAGATCTCCGCGAGCAACTGTTGTACCTTGTGCAATACGAATAACAAAGTCACCCGTCATCGCGCAATAGAAGTCGTTGACGTAAGTGTCATCATCATCGTCCCAGGATTGGAACACACCAGACACGTTGCGATCACCTTCAACACTGCTTACCTGCATACGGTTCAGTTGTTCGTTATCTTCTTCGCCCCATTCACACATCTCATCGAGGTTGCTCAATACAGAGCCACGCAAGATTTCAGTACGTGCCGCACCGGTTGCAAGTTGTGACCAACGCGAAAGGTGACCACCGTTATATGAAACAGTTGAACCACTAACTGTGATGTTTCCTTCAGTAACATCCGCTTGTGCAAAACGGACAATTTCTCCGTCACTGCCTTGTCTGTTCAGAAGTAAAACGGTGTTATTTGGAACAATATGGAAAGCTTGGCCGCCAGCGCCAAGAATAGTTCCTTGGGTTCCAAAAGATCCGTTAGTTTGACCAACTAAAAGATCTCCACCGGACGTAATCCTCATCCGCTCGGAAGCTCCAATGGTGAATGACAAAGGATCGCCAGCGGTTACATTTATGTCGTAAACGCTTCCTGTTTGCCTAAAGTTTAAAAAGTTATTAGTTGCTCCTTCAAGGCGAAGTATTGGATTATTGTCGTTAGCTCCTGATTTGACGTGTAATTGTGAATCGCTATTTGGAGTCGTACCAATCCCAACATTTCCCGAGCTGTCGATTCTGAGGCGCTCGCCAGCGTTGCCAATATCATAAAATCTAAGTCCATTTCCTGCTGCATTACCGCCTTGAATAATAAAATTAGAAGCAGATGACTTAAACTCCAGTCCTACATTGTTATTATCAGTAGTTTCAATTTCTACTTTTACATCACCTGAGCCTGAAACGTGAAGCTTTTCACCAGGCGACGACGTTCCAATCCCTACGCTTCCCGAGCTGTCGATGCGCATCCGCTCGGTCGGCGAATTTGCACCAGTGAAAAACTGCATTGTGGCGTTATGACTAGCATTACCACTGAATGCTTTTAACCTAAAGGCATCACCTGATGCTTCAAGTGACCCGAAACGAGGATTATTTCCAGATTGAGTTAGTTTTACAACACCCGAGCTGTCGATTCGCATCCTTTCACTGATAGCACCACCAGAGCTGCCAGTACCAAACTGTAAATAACCAGCAGCATTAGCACTGGTTGCATTTTCTTTTCGACCCGCAATAGAAGCTATGCCATAGCTTGTAAATCCGCCTCCTATATCCGCAGAAAATACAAGAGGCAAGCCTGTGTCAGCCGCTAAGGCTGATGTCGATTCAAGTATTACACCATCGCGACTATTTACAGTCTCACTTGCTGCTGCAATGTGCAAAATCTCTTCAGGACTCGACGTTCCAATCCCAACATTTCCCGAGCTGTCGATTCGCATCGTTTCGCTACTTTGATTTGCAAAATAGATTTCGCCACCAACAGTGCTAAGTATGTCTGAAACAGCTGTGCCAGAGGAATTTAAAAAACTAATACCACCAAGGTTCTGAGAGGCAATTGTTCGGTCAGATTGAATACCAATCCCGCAAAATCCGGCGTCTTTAAGATTAAGTTTTTTTGTAGGACTTGACGTTCCAACACCAACATTTCCAGGGATACCTTTAAATAAACTTTCAACCGTGATCTTCTTATTTTTATCAACCGCAGCGGCTTCACTGACATCAACAATCGTCAGCAAGTCGCCCGTGGCTTGACCGCCCGCAGACATTGCGGTCAGTTCGGTGATTTTGCGGTCGGCCATGGGAATTAAGTCTTAATGACGTACATCATGGCTATATTACGCGGTCTTGCCTCGTTCCCGCCATCATTGGCAATGGTTGTAGAAGTAGTGGTTGTGTGGTTGTGTGATGCATCTAAAGTTACTATTCGACCATTATTGCCTTGATCTTGGTCTTCACTAAAATTAGCATTAGTTCGGCTAAATACACCAGTAGGGGCGTAGCTATACGGCTCACTACCAAATGTACCTGTTATAGATCTAGTTTGAGTAGTAGAAGTTGAAGTTGCAGAGTGATTGTGCTGCTTGTTTTGGTCACCCTGAGAGCTGGCAAAACTGCGGCCAGAGTCAGTGCCCTTGCCGTCGTCCCAACCGCGAACAAACTCACCGCGTAAATCTGGGGTGTTGAACGTGCTGCTGCCATTGCCTGCACCCCACGTCGTTCCAATAATCGTGAACAAGGCAGCGTAAGTCGTTCTGCTAACTGCCGATCCATCACACTTCAAATATCCCGATGGCGCAGTAGTCGTCGCCATCATGTGAACCGAACCAGTCGGCACAGCCTGCGGCAAAGCAGTAAAGGACAGGTTGCCGCTGCCATCTGATTGCAAAACATCATTTGCATCGCCATCGCTGTTAGGCAAAGTCAGCGTGATGTCGCTGCTTACATTTGATGGAGCGCGAATCGCAACAAAGTTGCTGTTGCTGGTGTCGCGCAGCCTTAGTGCTTTGCGATCACGAATCGTGATGCCATTGCTGTCAACGTGAGCACGTCGCGTTCCACCAGTGACAATGCTGAAATCGTCTGCACTATTTTTGAAGAAACCAGTGTTGGTGTCCCCGGTAAAGCTGATCGGCAGACTGCTTACCGTTCCAGCAGGTACGGTGACGTTGCCCGTAAAAGCTGGGCTAGCAACCTTTGCCAGTCCAAGGTTGGTCTCGTTTAGAGAGCCAATGGTGATAAACCCCGTATTGGTGCCGTTTCTAATCTTTAGCTCGTCATTTGCTTCATCTGCCCAAGGCATACGAGCAACAGAATTAGCAGCACTAGGCTCAGACGAACTCGCATTCAGGCTGTAAATCGCAGCCATATTGGAATTAATGTCCGACCGGACGCTCGCTCCAGTGTCATTCTGGATCGGGGTGGATTTTGTCTCGTTTACAAAGGACATCAGCCAATCCCGTAGCCAGTAGCGGTCCAGTTCACCGCTTTGGCGATCCGGGTATTACTGGAATTGTAGACCGACACGTCAAATCCGGTAGCCGACGAATTGCTAATGACGTAGTAGTCGCCTGATGCGTTAGTCGTAAACACGATGCCGACAGAAGGAGCAACGTAAAACTTGTTGCTAGTGCCGTAGGCCACTGACACATCTGCACTGGCGCTAGTCGTCACCGATCCAGTCACTGAACGCCTTGGCATTGCAGCTTGAATACGCAGCTGATCGACAGCAATCTGCTCTTGTGGACCGCCAGTGCTGAACTCTGCCTTGACTTGGTAGCCACGAGCCTTGAACTCCGCGTTATTAAATTGACGCCAACTCGTAAACGTTGGAGAACCCGCTGGGTCGTCCTGCGTAGTGCGGATATACAACTCAACGTCACAGGTATTTGGTGAGACACCGTCAAATTCTGTGATGGCGTCAAAATCAGGCTCATCATCAATGCGTTCGCCATAAGGGAAGAAAGCACGAGCCCGAAGCGTGCTGTCCAGCCTCAAGCTAAAGACATCGCTCAATGCAAGCGTGTTTCCACCGTTAAATACATACGTTCCTGATTGATGCAATGCGCTGTCCCCCTGGAGCGTCAGGCTGCTGTCATCTTCAAGCAACAACGCATTACCATCCTCAAGGTCAAAATCACCTAGTGGCTGTAGCTCATTGCCTGTCGTTGCCAGTTCCAGCTCATTGTTTACGGTGTCAACCGTTAAATTAGTTTTGGTGCCAGTAAATGCTGTGTCCTCTGTAGAACCCAACGCACCAACAATTTCAACGCTTTGTAAATCAGCCTTTGTAAATTCGACAAGTTGAGCGGTCAGACTCTCGCGGCCACCAGAGTCAACAAACTTGGCGCTGTACGTTCCAGCCTTAAGGTCGGCATATGCTTCAGTTGCAGAACCTGCAATCTGCTGAGAAATACTTGTTGAGGTTTGCCAAGTAACGGCACTTAAATTAGGCGAATGGCGCAATCGAACATAACCGCCAACACGGACATCCAAGTCAGTGGCTTGCGTCCAAGTCAAACGTGCCTGTCCGTTGACCGGAATCATGCTGAAGTTAGCTACATTTGCCGGTGCAGCAGTTTTTCCTTCTAGTTGAAAATTTGCAGCCGTAATTTGACTGCCTTTGCCCAAAGAATTTTTGGCTTGGATCTGAATATATAAGCGACCTGCACGCAGAGTTCGCAGAGTTACTGAAGGCGAAGATGTGTTTATAGCCTGCCAGTTGTCGTTATCAACTCGGTATTGGACGCGGAACTCACTGACGTTGACACGATCATGATTCCAACTAACTGACGCGCCAACATGCACGCTACTGCCTTCTTCATACAGAAATTCATCAACGCTAACGCTGTCAACTGCGTTGGGGATCAACGATAAATCGCTAATGTCGCGATTAGTCAGCTCAACATCAGTTTCAACTGCGTCATAAATCGTGCTGTTATAAGCAACAGCACTGACGCCATAAATACCCTCTCCAGCCTCAGCTACAGATACAACACGAAACTGTTGAGATTGAATCTCATCATTCTGGAATAAGAATACCGATCCAATAGCTGGCGCTTGGCTAAATGCACTGGCAACGTCAATGTCTACCCCATCAATAATTGTATCGCCTTGCAAGATGTACTTGTCGCCGCCTTCAAGTAACAACGCATCTCCGTCTTCAACCTCAAAATCTCCGGCAGAAACAGTTTCCTCGCCTCCCGCAAAGGTGATACCACCAACAGGCACATCTCTTTGCTCAACTAGCCCACTGGGCAAGATCACTGACAGCTTCGGATTATTGGCAGCAGCCAGTGAAGTCACCAGGTCATCTGCGCTATCTGTTGCAACTCTTGTTGTGCTTGAACGTTTAATCCGACCTGAACGACGCACTCCAGCACGAACAGGATCAGCAACATCAATGACCATGCCAGGTCGCAAGATGATGCCGCTTTCAAGCGCAACGCTGAACTGAATCGTTTCAGTCAGGTTTTGCTCGGACAGCAGTGTCCACTTACCAATTCGATTTGCCTGACCCTGGCTGTAACAACCAATGGCCTTGATGTCCTTTTTGATGATGCCGTATTTGGCGACCGCATCATGGTCCTCAACGTATTCATATTCGACATCACCACGGGTGTCATATGACTGCCAAGCCACAACAACTACGGTGTGCCGTGCTTTCTGGGACGTGCCTTGATATTGGAAAATACCGTCAACAACATTGCTAGGGCTGAGCAGGTACTGCGGGTCAGACGGCTTGTCTTGCAGCAGCTGCAGTGTTCCAGCGCCGTAATATGCAATCCCACGGAAGATTGCCGTCATCTGCTGGATGACGTTATAAACCTCATCCCTGCTGTTAATCAATATGTTGAGGCTGAAGCGTGGCTCTTGGCCGCCCGCTCCATCATCAACAAGCTCATTGCAATACTGGCTAATTGCAAAGAAGTCGTACTTATCGAGCGTGCTTTCAGGCACACCTGCCCCAAATCTCTCCGAAATCAGGAGGTCATATAAACACCAGGCTGGATCATTCGTCCATGTAGCAGCTTGGAACGTGCCATCCCAGATGCCGGAATAAGTCAACCGACCGAGATGCGTTGTCGTATCTACTGTCGCGTTACTTGGAATCTTGACTTTGATCCCACGAATTAGATATTTACGGGATGGAATGCTGCTGAACTGGCGGGCGTCAAACCTCAGGCCAACTAATGCTGAGTTTGGGTAGCGAAACTTGTCATCAATAATCTCAGTAAAGCTTTGAAAAATTGTTGTGCTGGCCCGTTTCTGACTTGTTTCGTCGGCGCTTACACGCACCATCCGCACATCAACAGGGAAACTGCCAGTTAAGTTGACTAAATAATCTCGTTGATAACGGTTGCTGCTTTTGCCGCTGATCGTGTCAGTAATAACGTCGTTATATCCGCCGCTGTTGTACTGAATTTGAATTTTAATTTGAACGCTGTTACCAATAATGTCCCCATCTTCCTCAAGTATCTGTAGCGATGGAATCGTCAGCGTGACACGCAAGCGATCGACATCCGTGTCCGTAATGCTGCGAGTTACTGAGGTGTCTTTAACAACCTCAACACCAACGCTTGTTTCTCGTTCTGTTGTGTTAAATGGCCCGGGAAGATGAGTCTGGGCCTGCGTTCCAACACGGGTAACAACACTAAAACCCTCGAAGTTGTTGGTGCCGTCAGCGGCTTCAATTGGTGTGTCGTCTAAGAAAATACTTTTGTTGCCGTTCTCAAGGCCACCAATTTCGCCTTCGCTAATTACGTCAAGAACGTTGGCAAACTGTGTTGACTGGAGCGTATCGTCCTGCTCAGTTGGCGTGCCACCACCGCCACCACCTTTGCCGCCACCACCACCACCAGCACCAACGACGTATTTGGTCTGAGTCATGCCTGCACCTGATCAACGTCAAGACCGCTGGACAGCACTGCCGATCCAACAAACAATCGCCCGTAAGCTATAGGCAGCGCCATACCTTGGCGCGATGTATTGACTACGTTAGAGAAGGTAAACGACTCCAGCTGCACTGATTCGTCAAGAGAACTTGGCTTAGGTTGCGGCGAAATTGATTGAGCAATACCACCAAGCACCAAGAAAAGGCCAAGGTTGCCTGCGGCTGCGGCAAGAGTTGCACCAAAAGTTGCTGCAGTTGCTGCAGTTGTTGCCGTTGCCGCAGTCCCAAGAGCCGAAAAGCCTCCTGCTGAGAAAGCAATAGAAGTGCCGCCAGTAACAACTGCAAGAGTAATTAATGCCGCACCCGCCAAAATCATGCCACCCCCACGTCCCGCACCAGCAACCACAGGCGTAATACTGAAAACCTCGTGGTCGCTGAAAGGCATCAGTAAAGGGGCAAAGTTTTCCTCAGTCGCTTTTTCTTTGCTTACGGCTACGCGATAACCAACGCCGTCTTTTTCGCTATCAATTAACCACTTATCTAATCCTGGAAAGTTGACACATAACGCTTTTATTGCCTGCGCTGGTGTCGCTACGTCAAACTCAAATCGACACTGGCCTAGCCGCTTCCTAAGTGCGCCGTAGACCTTAACGACTTTCATGCCTCAAGGCGCAAGCAGTGCTCTTTCCATAGTAACCGCCATACACATCCCTGCTAGACAGTCTGCCCTGCACATGATGCAGCACTTGTTGGTCCCCCAAATAAATCGCTGCATGGTTCGGCAACGGTGAAACCAGTTGCATCAACAGCAGATCACCGCGTTGCACCTCTTCAACCGGGATCTTATAAAAGCCCTCCGCAGCAAA